AATATTTATGGAAAAATAAAAAGATCGAAACACGACCAATGTTTTATCCTATAGATTTTCATAAACATTTAAAGGAAATAAAATATCCAAACGATGTGGCAGAAGAACTTTCAAAACAAGTTTTGATACTACCTAGTTATCCAGATTTGACACAAAGGGAACAAGCTTATATCATAGAGGCGGTAAAGGATTATGTTGGAAAGTTTGACGTTTTATAATTGGTACGGAGCAGGAGATTTGTTCAATTCTAGAGAGTTTGTAAAAGAATTGATGCAAAAAATTCCAGCTAAAAGATATATTTATAGACATTCAAAAAATCCTAGAATTTTTGAAGATATACCAACTCTTGAGCATGGAAGAATAAATGATAAGTGCCATAATGGAAAGAGTTTCATTCGTGATGATGATAACCTATATATAAATACATGGATAGGAAGGGACAGCAGTTATGTGCTACCAGGAATTGGATGTACTATAAGAATGAATTATAAGATGTATAATGATATTTTAGCTGATGCCAAGATGGATGTAAAATTACATGGAAATTTTTTCAATTATATTCCTATAATAGATTTTACTAAAATTAATACATTACATATAATGAGAATAAATGAATTTAATCAATTACATAAAGATAAACGATTAATTTTATGGGTTACATCTCAAGCACAATCGGCACAATCAGAAAACTTTGATTTTTGGCCCGCCGTAAACGAGATTGCAAAACAATATTCAGATTATATATTCTTGGTTACTGATCCATATGATGCAGGATTAGAAAATGTAATTTATACAGGAGATATAATTAAATCTGAAGATGGGTTTGACTTGAATGAAATAGCGTATTTGAGTAGATCAACGGATACGATTATAGGAAGACCAACAGGACCTTTTACATTCGCTCAAATCAAGGAAAATATGCTAGATGAAAATAAAGCATTGCTTGGATTTTCTTATCATATAAATTCATTGAATTTTGCTCAAGCTGTGAATACACCAATCAATAAATATTGGTCAAATGATAAAGAAACGGATTTAGTAGTAAAACATGTAAGGACGGTGTTGGAAAGATGAGTACATTAATAGGAATAGTTACATTTGGAAATCTAGAATTTACAAAATTAGCTGTTCAAGGAATTCGAGAAACAGTTACCAAACCATATGATATATTTATTGTGGTGGGTAAATGGGAAGATACTGAAACAAAGGAATGGGTGAAAAAAGAGGGAATGCCACATATTGTACATGAACTAAATATGGGATTTCCAGCGTCAGTAAATGATATTTACGACTTTGCTTGGAAAGAAAATGATTATGACAATCTTGTGATTATTGGTAACGATGTTATTCCTTATCCTTATGCTATAGATTCTATGATTGAAGTAGCAGATACCACAGATTATGAATGGGTATGTGCTAAACAATATGATGTAAAAGGATTATGTAAGGATTATCCACAGGCTAAAGAGTTTTTCAAGGGAGATAAATATTTATTTACAGACTTTAATGCTCGACCTTGGGAACTTTTTGAAGGTTATTCGGAAGAAGTGATTGCTGACGAAGGGACAGGATTAAGTGATGTTCATAATTTAGCTCTATTTACCAAATCAGTTTTTGATAAAATAGGTTATATTGATGTGAACTTTTACCCCGCTTATTATGAGGATAACGATTATGTAAGAAGAGCGATAAGAAGTGGAGTAAAGTCTTGTACAGTAGATAATTCGTACTACTTCCATTTTTGGAGTAGAACGATACATCAGGGACAGGGCGGTTCAACTAATGCCTATTTTAATATGAATAGAAATTTCTATATTCTAAAGTGGGGCGGTGACTTCATGCAAGAAACGTTCGAGGAGCCCTTCAATGGGGGTCAATGGAAATTGGCACCAGGACTGATAATGGAATCTGAGATGAACATTCAAGACCGAGACTTAGAGAAAGAAATAATTAGAATTTGGCGGAGTAAAGCTGCTTAATGCCTTTAACTGAAAAGACAACTAGAGAGGATTTGATTCTGTATGAATTACTACGTAATCCAGTTCTTTGTGGAGAGTTTTATAGAACATTAGACTTTCCAGAGTGGAGTGTAGACAGTTGGTATTATACAGATTATCAAAAAGAATACTTGGGGGACTTTCACAACTTGGTATCACTTTGTTGTGGTCGTGCCGTAGGTAAAACAGTATCACTTACAGATTACATTGTTTGGATTTTAATAAACGCTGTTTATGGAAATGAATATATAGTTTATACTGTACCAAGTCGTGTACACTTAGAACCAGTATTTTTCAGCTTGGTCAAAGCATTTAGAAATAATGATCTTTTGAAACACTTTATACAACCTAGAAGAGGTATTAACTCATCAAATCACACATTCAATTTGATGAATGATGCCCAACTAATTTGTCGTATTGCTGGTCAAAGTGGTACAGGAGCTAATGTTATTGGTTTACACAGCCCTGTAATTATTCTTGACGAGGCTGGATATTATCCTTGGGGAACATGGATGGAATTGCAGCCTGTTCTAAATAGCTGGCAGGAAGGACATAAATTATTTATTTCTGGAGTACCAACGGGTCTTCGAGAAAATAACGTGCTTTATTATGCTGATGCAATAGATGATAATTTTCATCATCATAGAACATCAGCTCATGAAAATCCACGTTATACAGAGGAAGATGAACAAAGAAATATAAAACAATATGGCGGAGCAGATAGTGAAGATTATATTCACTTGGTATTAGGTAGACACGGATCACCTACATTTGCTGTATTTGATAGACGATTAATGGATATCAAAGGCTATCCAGTATATAAAACCAAGGCAAATGGCATTGAAGAGAATTACGCTCAAATAATAAATAAGCTGGCATTACTTCCTAAACTACCTCCACGTGATATTGGAATAATGGGAATTGATACAGGATATACAGAACCAACAGCTATTGTTATAATGTACGAAAAGAACAATGTATTGAAGATACATGCTAGGATAGAACTAACCAAGGTAGAATATCAGTTGCAAGAAAAGCTGATAGACTTTCTGGACACACATTTTGAACGTCCAGAAGTTATAGGAGTCGATGCAGGAAATGAACAAGGTTTGGTTCATCACTTGATGAATGATGAAGCTTATCTTCACAAAAACTTTAAGAAAAGAATGTATTCAGTGAAGTTTGGATCATGGTTAGAACTTGGAGAAACTCCTGATGGAGAAGTAATTAAGTCTAAAACAAAACCTTTTTCTGTAAGCTTATTACAGGAATATTCAAACTCACACAAAATTATATACTCATCAACTGATATGGAATTGATTACCGAAATGGAAAGAATGACATATACAAAGACACCAAAGGGTGATATTGTATATAGAACTCTAACTCCTAAAGGTGGTAGCAGAGGAGAAGATCACTTTACCGCTGCTTTGCTATGTGCTGCGGTTACATATTACTTGATGATTGATGGTAGACTGTTTAGTACACAGCAACCTAGATTAGCAAGCAGTAGATGGGTAAGAGGATAGATAACATGGCTGAAGAAGAAAGAATTGAAGAGAAGAAGTTAGCGAAAGCATCCTTCTCACTTTATCCTTCAGGTGCTAGAACAATGAGTCAAAATCCTTGGATTGGCACTGTAGATAGATTAGCTTATGATGACCATCATAAATATGAAGAAGTGGTAAGGGATTGTAGATTCTATTTTAGACACGATCCTTTAGCATCAACAGTAATTCGCAAGCTGGTTGATATGTCTGTTAATGAACTGGTCATTGAGCCAGAAGGTTCTATTACAGTTACAGAGGAAGCTATATTTGACGCTTTGGCAGAGGACTTGATAGAATTTTTGCGTAAGGCTGCTTTTGAGTACTTGATTACTGGACTTTTAGTGCCAGAAATTAAGCTTACAAGACTTAACAAAAGACAGATAAGAGACAAGTATATCAAAAGAATTAGTAGCTTAATGTATCCAACAAGCATGTGGTTACGCGATGCTAAGGATATTGAAATTAAGCGACCTTTAATTACAGAAATGGAATCTTATTTTTTGAAGATTCCAGACGAAGTTGTAGCCTTCATTACCGGTAAGGGTGTTTATCCTGATGGTGGTGAAGATAGAGAATTATATAATGAAATAGTAAGGATGTATCCAGAGTTTGTACAACAAATTTTGAAAGGACAGTTCAAAATTTTACTGGATAATCCATTGGTCATCAAAGATACTACACTAGCTGATTCTGCTTATCCGATTCCTTATTTGTACCCAGCATTGGAGGCTTTAAAGCATAAGAGAAATCTGCGAAGAATGGATTACTCAATTGCTGCTAGAGTTATCAGTGCTATTCTTCAGGTTAGAGTTGGTAGTGATGATTTTCCATTGACAGAAGATCAAGAAGATCAACTTTCAGAACTTGAAGAACAATTTAAGTGGAGAGAAAATATTTCTACTGAAGAAATTGAACGTGTGTTTGCATTTTTTACTAACCATACAGTAGAGCTAGAATGGATTTTTCCAGAAGTTACAGCTCTATTGGATGATAAAAAATATGAAACAGTAAACCAAGATATTATGGTGGCGCTTGGTTTTCCACGTATATTAATTACTGGTGAGACAGAGCGTTCCTTTGCTTCTGACCCTCAGATTGCAACATTATCACCAATTCAAACTATGGAACAAATTCAAAAGAAACTTCTACCTATTGCAGAAAAAGTTTATTTTGAAATGCGAAGATATAATCGAGTAATTAGCAATGTTCCTAAGCTTTCATTCAAGCCAATCAATCTGATGAGTTTGCAATTGTTCTATGATGGTTTATCAACTCTATATGAGGGTGGTAACTTATCAAGAGAATCTTTCACAAGAGCATATGGTTACGACTTTAGAACAGAAATGCAAAGAAGATCAAAGAATGATGAATTAATGGATGAACTGGACCTAGAACCAGTAGCTCCTTCAAACATGCCTGGAGCACAAACTGAAAGTCCTGGTCGTCCTAGTACGCCACCAGAGGAGGCATAATGCCTAAAGAATATAAAGCATGTGTAAAAAGTGAAATAGCCAAAGGCAAAAGTGAAAAAGATGCTAAAAGAATTTGTGCTATTGCTTATTACAAACGTCATGGCAAAACTCCTCAACAGGCTGAAAGTACTTTAGATCAATATGAAATTGCTTTATTTGAAGCAATTGAAGTAGTCAATGAAGCATTGGGAGCCAATGAAAAAGCAATAAAAAATGAGGAGGAGCCAAAATAATACCAATTTTTGGTCAAAAAGGGGCTAAATTATAATGAAAACTGTCAACATAATCGCAAAAGATGTACAATTAATGATAGAAGATGAGAAATTAGGCGAAGCTGTTGCCTCAATTTCTCTCAACCCCAACGTTACTTGGCTAAAAATGGTCATTACTGACGATAAACCTAATGCCAATAACATGAGAATTCCTAAAGAAGAATTTGCAAGTGTTATCAAAACGGCTATTTATATGCCGATTAAAATGGCAGAGGGTAAAATTAGCGAAGGACACGATGGGGCTAAACCCATTGGTTCTATTGCACATCTAGTCGAGAACGGCGATCATGTGGTTGCTTTAGCGGCTCTTTGGAACAAGGAACGTTCAGAAGACGTAGAATTTATAAAAAATCGCTACGAAAATGGACAATCAATTGATGTTTCTTGGGAGCTAAATTATGACGTGACCGCCTCAACTAAAGATGATGATGGAATACTAGAACTTAAGAATATAGAAATGAATGCGGTGACAATTGTAGGTTTACCCTCATACATGGGTCGTACCGGAGTTACTGCATTAGCATCGAAAGATGAAAATGATGAAGGAGAAGACGAAGCTATGGACACAATCAAGCGAGAAGACCACGAAAAAATTGTTGCTGGTCTTACCGAAAAGGTTGATGAACTGACTGAAACATTGTCTGCAAAGTCTGAAGAGCTTGAGAAGGCTCAGGCTCAACTTGAAGAGCTTACTTCTACAAAGGCAGAACTCGAAGAGATTAAGCCTGAGTATGAGGAGCTAAAAGAGTTCAAGGCTGAAATTGATGCAGCTAATGAACGCAAAGAAAAACTATCAGCTATTCGTGGAAGATTTGAAGAGGCTGGTATCAAGGTCACAGACGAATATATGGAAGAGAAAGAAGAGAAGCTTCTTGGTATGGAGGAAGCCGCACTGGATTTCTTCATTCAAGAGTTAGTATCTTTCAGAGAAGAGCAGGATGATGAAGAAGCAGAAGCATCACTAAGTATTACTTCTAAGCTTCCTGACATTAATGTGTCAGACAAAGAAGTAGAATCTGATGATCTTGTGACCTATCTGCGGTCACTTGACGAGAAGAAAAAGTAAAACCAAAGGATTACTTTGGAGGATATTGAGAGATGGAAATTAACAAGTATACCGACATTATGGGAGTTGTGACAACAGAAGCAATTCCTGAAGGACGCATGGTTTTGCTGACAGGTCACAGTGTAGATCATGACTTCGGCTCATATGTAGATTTGCCAGGAGTTAAACTTCCTGATGACTCTACAGAAGCTGGAGTCGCAAAGTACTGCATTACATGGCCCGTAAGCAACGCTAACGCCCACGGTCCAATTAAAATGTTTATTCCAACTCCTAGCTTTGATTGGGCAATGAGACGTGGTGGCTGGGATCAGGCACAGAACGTCCCATTTGATGCAGAAGTGCATCTAACCTACCCAGGAAACCGTGAGGGAGTGACAATTCCTTCTGGTTGGCAGGCGTTGGCATTTGATCGTGGTGTCTTCACAGTACCATCGGGCTCATTCGTTTACTCAGCGGATTTGGAGAGCCCTGGCGCACCTCTTGAGGTTCTGAATGCAGGAGATGATGGTGCTACTGAAGCAGGGAAATTGGCATATAATGCTAGCGGCACAATTGCCGTGGTTGAGCGGTACAATTCAGATACTGGCTCATTAACATTTAGGACTCTATAAATTATAAGGAGATAGAATAACATGGATGAGAAAAAAATGGCAGAAGCCATTGCATCTATGGTATCTGATCCAATGAAGCGTGATGCTCTGGCTGAGATTATCGTTGAATATGTTCAGCCAAATCACATGACAGCAGATTTCATTTCGGGGCTGTTAAATGCTCGAAGATTGAATCCTGGTGACTCACTTGTAAAGAAAGTGAGAAAGGGCATCGAAGTACGTACATTGGTACCGGGTGCTGTGCATCTAGCAAGTGAAATCACTGTCTCAGAACGTATGAACTACATTCTTGACGGTGCAGATGTGAAAGTTACCTACAACCAGTGGGAACTGGAAAGTGGGGAAATTGGTACAATTCAGGAAATCCGCCGTGAGATGGCGGCTAAGCTGAATGACTACTTCATCAATAAAGTGTATACAGCTCTTGGCACAATTTGGTCTTCAGCCAATACGCCAAATAACTATACATCAGTTGGTGGAACTATTACAGCGGACGCACTTGAGGACGCTATTGACCAGATTAACCAGACGACTCCTGGTGCAAAGGCTATCGTTGGTTCCCGTGCAGCTTTAACTCCGATTACGAAGTTTGGTGCATTTTGGAGCGACGGTACAAACGTTGGATATGATCCAAATGATATTCAGGCAATTCGTCAAACAGGTTGGATTGGTCGTTATTACGGCGTTCCAATCAAGGTTGTTGAACAAGTATGGGACAACCCTGAAGATTATAACAAACTAGTACCAGAAAGCTATGTACTAGTTATTGGTGAAGGTGTTGGTGAATTTATTACTTACGGCGATGTGAAAACAAAGCAGTGGAGCGATATGAATCCTACGCCCCCACAGTGGATGCTAGAAATCTATCAGCAGTTCGGTATGATTATCGACAATGCGATGGGCATCTACATGATTGACAATCTATCATAAGTCTAGGTAAAAGGGGGACGGATTCCGTCCCCCTACTGACCTTTAACAATTTAACAAGGAGAAAAAGGAAATGGCTACGGATAGAAACATTTATGCTGCAATGCAGGATGGAGAACCACTTGCAGTATATAAAAAGACTATTGTTGGAAAGGTACATGTGATTACTCTTAATCCTTTCACAGATTCACCGGAAGGGGTTATTTTAGCAGGTGATCCAAATAGAGCAGATGAAATTGAAAATCAAATTATAGAATTATGGACTGATAAATCAAAACTCTTTTTTGAAAGAATGAATAAAAAACATATAAATGCTGGCAGACTTACTCTTGTGAAAAGAAAAGAACTTCCAAAAGCTCCGCCATCACCAAATATTATTTCAGACGCAGAAATTGTTGATTTATTAAACAGCCCATTTCTATCTTTGAAAAATCGTCTTGAAAAATTTACCGATGAGGCACCCGCTATTAGAGTGCTGAACAAAGCTAGAGAATTAGAAAAATCAGAAAAGATTATTCAACACATCGAGGAAAGAATTTCTGAAATTCAGCTATCGAGATATGGGGCTCCTCCAACTGAAGAGGAAGAGTAATGACAACGACTGTAAATCTTTCGTACTTGATTCCTAGATTACGACTTCATATTGGAGATATTGATCCAGACAATTACAGACATCTTGATGAATGGTTAAGATTATCATTAGTTGTTGGAATAGAATCTTTACAAACTTGGTGGAATTATAAATACCTTATTGATGAGAATAATGATGTTTATAGAAATCCAAAGGTAAAATTTCTTTTTCCACAACCACCCGTAATAGAGCGTGGGGATATTAAACCTATTATTTTGATGTCATCGTTAATTATTCGTACTGGTGATTTAGAAAATCTATCATGGAACGTAGGCGCGTGGAGAGATGCTGAAATTTCATACTCAAATATTGAAGCTAGTAGAAGAAAAGATGAATTAATAAAGAGAGATTGGGAAGAGTTAACCAACATATTAAAGCCACCACAGGGCAGGCTTGCTCAAGGTAGAAAAGGACACCTACCAGGTTATGTTGGAAATACATATGAATATGGCAATAAATAACATTGGAGGTTAGGAAATGTCAGAGGAAAGGATGCGAATTCTTTGGGTTAGTGATGGTGAGGCTCCTACAGGGTTTTCGAGAGTAGCTCACAGTTTATTGGAACAATTTGATAAAGAACGGTTTGATGTACACCATTTAGCTGTAAATTATCGTGGAGACCCTCATGAGAACTGGTGGAAAATGTATCCAGCATCTCTTGGAGGAGACCTATGGGGATTTGGACGATTTATTAATCTAATTCAATATGTTCAACCCCACGTAATTTTTATGCTCAATGATCCTTGGGTATTACAAAGATACTTAGCATCAATTATTGAAGCTAAAGGTGTTGTACAAGGTATTGAGCAAATTCCAGTTGTTGTTTACTTTCCAGTAGATGCAACCGAGCATGATCCGCTATGGTTTAGGGATTATGCAGAATTAGTCAAGAAGACATTAGTATATACTCAGTTTGGTAAAAATGTTATTCTTGAAACAGGGGCTGTAAACCCCACAACAATTGAAACTCTTCCTCACGGAGTTGATAAGAATAGATTTTATCCTATTCCAGATTCAACAAGTGATGGAAAGATTATCAAGACGGGAACCCAGATTGCAAGAGAAGCAATCTTCCCAATTCAGAACAAACCAGAATTTCAAAATTCATTTATTGTTTTGAATGCCAACAGAAATCAACCCCGAAAGAGAATTGATATCACGCTAAGAGCATTTGCTGAATTCTCACGGGATAAACCTAAAAACGTGAAGTTGTACCTTCATATGGGTACAAAAGATATGGGTTGGGATATCATGAGACTTGCTGTTAGATACGGTTTTGATGACCGTTTAGCAATCAGTGCAAATGTTCCTACCCTTCCGAATATTCCTGATGAAAGACTAAATTTGATCTACAATGCATGTGATGTAGGTTTAAACACAGGCATGGGAGAAGGTTGGGGTCTAACATCTTGGGAACACGGATCAGTGGGTAAGCCTCAAATTGTGCCGGACCACTCGGTACTGCCCGAAATTTGGGGAGATGCTGCAATCTACATTCCAACGATTGCGGAACATGTTTATGAGGGCACACACACTGTTGGCAGGGTTCCAAGCACAGATGGCTTAGTTGAAAAACTAGAAGAGGTTTATCAAGATTGGAAAACCGGCGGAAAAATGTTAAAGGAGTTGGGTCAAAAAGCTATTGAAATTACATCTGATCCAAAATATGACTGGAAAAACATCGCTGGTCAATTAATGAATGTCTTAGAGGAAGTAAAACGCAGAGATGTCAATATACTGGCCCAGTAACACAAGCGACATTATTGATGATATAAGGGATGCCATAGGTCGGGACATTACAATCTATGCGACGGTTTCAGGTATACCGTGTCCCGCTTCAGGCTGTAGCTTGGACCCTGTTACTAATTTATCTGTAAATCAATTTTGTGATATATGTGGTGGAGATTATTGGATCAATACTACATCAGGCATAACTGTAACAGCTCATGTTAGAATGAAAAATGTAGATATGCCAATCTGGACAGTGGGCGGTTTTATCGTAGACGGTGACGCTCAAATTCAGATAAAATATACACAAGCAAATATTGATGCGGTAAATAATGTTAATTACTTTTTAGTAGATGGAAAAGAATTTATAAAGAAAGATATTTCTTTGAGAGGAGTTCCAGATATAAATAGAATTGTTGTTACTCTGGTCGAAAAGGAAGGTTAAAATGGACCCGGAAATCACTATAGAAGGTTTGGATATGATTGATGTTGTAAAATACATCAGTAGGAAGAAGGATAAATTTATTGCTATTGTTCTTGCCGATTTGGAAGAATATATGGATAAAGATAGTAATGAATATAAATTTGTCAGAAAATTATTTTTGGATGGATTTAACGATTACACTCGTTCTATTATGAGAACCCTCTTTGGTAACATCGAGGGCTTAACAATGAAATAATGGTACTTGTTGATGAAAGATATTTTGGAGAATTAACTTATAAAGCTCAGGAATGGCAATCCCTGTTTGATGAACGGGCTGAAGAGGCTCTAAAAAGATTATATCCTGTTGTTCTTGCAGATATAATGGACGATATAATGTCGATTTTGCAAAAAGAGCTTGAAAGAGCATTAGGTATATTTAAAGAATATCAACGGTATCAATGGATGAGTAAAGAATTACTAAGAAAAATAGTAACACCGGAAGTTGTACTTCTGGATAGAGAAACAGGTACTATATGGTTGCGAGACGGTATAGAAAGAGTTGCAGGCAGTAAACAAGATTACATGGAGGGGGTTTGGGCTGTTAGAGAACAACTTGCTGAAGATGGGGAGTCTCAAAGACAGCTATCTCCATTACAAAGATATAATTTTTGGAAAAATGTAGTTTATCCTAGCGAATATCATTATAGCCGTACAATGGCAGCACGGCGTAGAGCGTGGGGAGATTTGACTCCTTGGTGGGTATGGTTAGATGAGGGAAATCAATACCCTCTTGCATATCCATCACAGGAAGGAACAAATTTTGTAGACTTTGCTCAACATCAGGCAAGGGAATTATTTGATGCTAGGTTAGAAGAATTAGAAATAGAAGTAGATAATGTAATTACTAGAGCTTATCGTCAATTTATGAGAAATCCAGAAGCTTTTCAACCCTTTGATGTTTTAGAAACATTTTATGAAAGAGGAAGAGCTTATGAGGTTTATGTTACAGAGACAGGCAGGGTTGGAGCGAGACTTCAGTAGGAGAAAATAGATGCAACTTGAACGAAAACAAGATTTGAGTATATTTTATTGGCTAAAAGATGATGTTTTAAGCTCTTATCCTACTGTTACAATAAAAGATGGGTTTCCAGGTGAAGATTTAGAAATACCTTCTGTAAGTGTTGAATCACATGATATTCGACCACGACAGAAGGAGCTAGGAAATCGAAGAAGTAGGCGACAGCGAATGTGGTCTTTGGAAATAATTGCATCCAACAAGGCACAAAGAGATGAGCTTACGTCTATAATATTAAATGATCTGGAGTATGGAATTCCTGTATATGATTATGATGAAGGATTTCCACCCAGCACTACTCCCAGCGAATTAGGTTTATTAAGACCTATTGATTGGGAAGTAAGAACAATACGAATTTTTCCAGAGTTAGTAGAGAAGCTATATTGGAGAAATACTATAAGATTTTTTACAGAATATAACGCAATTTAGGAGGAAGTTAGATGGCTAGAAGAATTGCTATTCCATCTAAGCACGTACAATTAAAGCTTGTTGGTGAAAGGGATGCGTTAGTAATTCCAAGAGTTCAGCGTTTGACACTTACCGCAGACAGACCTTCAACTGATATTGATGAGTTGGGCAACCGACTACATGCTGGTACAGTTGAAGATGTTCCTAACGTAACTGCAACATTCCAAGCTATGGATGTTGGTTTGAAGCTGTTCTCAGTGTTGACAGGTACAGATTATGATAACTATCCTGCTTCTGGTGTAAGCATCAGTGAAATTGGTGAAGTTGACCTAGTTGCACAGATTAAAGATTACACGGTAGAAGACTATGTGAAATTTGCTCACGCCCGTAAATGCACTGTGCGTGACTTCTCACTCAACTACTCAGTTGACGGAGAATCAACAGAAGAATATACCGTTATCGGTACACAGAAGAGATGGTTCAAGAATGACATTGTTGTAGAAAAATTTGTTACAGGAACAACATCATTCTCATTAGCTGAAACACCTGTTACATTAAAGAATGGAAATGAATGCATTTCAGTAATTTTAGATGGTGTATATCTTGATGAGGTAGCATCAGGCGAAGGTACAGGAGAATATTCTGTATCTGGTACTACGCTGACAACTGGCGACAGCCGTACAAGTCAGCTAATTGCTATTTATCAAGCAACACCCGCAGGCACAAATTGGAGCGATGTTTCAGATGACACAATGCCAGCCGCTATACGTGGTATTGACGTACCCGTTGTATTGGCTGCAAATGGAATCGAAAGAGTACAATCAGTAACATTGAATGGTACATTCAATCCTGAAACAGTACGTGAGATGGGCAACAGAGATGTAGTTGGATACCAGCTACAGGTTCCTAGCGTTACAGGTACAATTACAGTTCTGGATACAGACACAGAATTAGTTGCACTATTAACAACTGGACAATTGAACCCAGCAGACACGGAATTTCAGGCATCAGAATACACTGCTTCTGGCATCAGCTTGGATATCAAGCTTCAAAACCCAGAAGACAAGACAGAACCATTTACAGTTCTTAAGACAGTGTATGTACCTTCAATTATTGTGACAAGTGATGGTTTCACTTCAAATGTGAATGCTAACGCACAACAGACGTTTGATATCAAGTCAGAAGACGGCGATATTCAAATGTTCTCAGGCGAAAGAGCCTAAAGAAAATAAACTAAATTAGCCGAAGGGATTTAGACAAAAGGGGCTACATACCACTAATACTGGTTGTAGCTCCTTTTAATACTTAATAGGAGTGGAGAAATGAGTAGAGATATAGAAAGAGGCGACGTAGATATTACGAGACTTTTTCAATACGAAAAGGAAGTTGAAATAAAGGATAGAACTACCAACAAATCAGCAACTGTATACTTGCGAATAGTTGGTGATGCAGATATAAATAAAGCAAGAGTTTTTGGATTAAGACGCTCAAGTCAAATGAGAAGAGAACTTAAAACCGAGGGCTCTGCTTTACGTGATGCATTTATTGCCGAATTACCAGAATTTTCAGATAAAGAATCTTTAATTCAATCCATTCTAATTCTTGGGGCTGGAGAAATTAATCGACAAGCCATCAACGCTACAGATGTTCCAGAACCAAAAGTTCCAAAATCAGATGCTCCTCTTGAAGATATGGAAAAATATCAAGAAGAGGTAGATGCTTATAGTGAAAAATATCAAAAAGAATTAGAAAAAAATACTCGTAAGATTGAAAAACAAGAATATAAAAGACTTGAAAAGAAAGAGATAGATGAACTATATAAAATCTATGAAGGTTATGTTATAGATAGGCTTTGTTCAGTTGAAATGGCTGATAAATATTATGAAATGTGTATCTATTTAGGAACATATAAAGACCCTGAATATAAAAAATTGGCATTTGAATCTTTTGAGCAGTTTGAAAATTCACCAAAAGAATTAAAGAATGAATTACTAAATGCTTATAGAAATCTAGAACTTGGTATGGATGACCTAAAAAAATTGCGAGGAGTAACGGGTTTGATACAGCCTGGTCAGTAGCCAGAGGAAGTGGTCTACCGTTACACGATGGACTTCCCCCAACTGATGAATTACCTTGGACAATAAGTTTTGCTATTCGTAAAAGAATGCAAATAGATTCGTTTAGTGAACTACCTAAAGAAAAAAGACCGCCGGATAATATAATCTGGTATGGAACACAACGGGATATTGATGAATGGTTTGATAAAGTACTTGATAGAAAACGAGAACCTGAAGAAGCTATACTTGAAATAAGTGAAGATGAGATTGGATAATGGCAGATATTAGACAGACTACCAGAGAAATAGTAGAAGCATTAAATCAATTTATTGAAGCATCAAACGCGTCAGAAGAAGAAATAAAAGAATTTAAACAACAATTAAGTAGTTTATCAGGTGCTTCTGGTCAATTTATTGGTGATATGAATAGAGTTGTAACCAGTATTAATAATTTGGTTATTCAATTAAAAGCTCTAGGAGCAGAAAGTGCTGTACTTGATTCTGCAAAAGTAGCATTACAGAGATATAATGTAGAGCTTGGAAACTTTGCTGCCATTCAAAATAGAACTAGAAATTTAGGTAGAATAGGACCCGGCCCAGGAATTTTTGGAGCAGGTGCTAGATATTTAGCGGGTCAAAGAACTGCGGCAGAACAATTTACAAGACAAGAGATGGCTGACCAGCTCAGAGGAATTCAAGCTACAGTTGGTCAACTAAGTCCAGAAGCTCTATACACTGCTACTGGTGGAACAGCAGAAGGGCTTGAAAGAACCGTCGCTTTGCTTCAACAACGTGCTAGGCTTCAAGCAGAGGCACAACAACAACTAGGAGCCCTTCAAGCTTTATATGTTGAAGAGGCTAATATGAAAGCAAGAATTAGAGATATTGTTGCTGAAGAATTAGCATTACAGGAACAGAAAGCACTTGCAGCAAGACAAGCAACACCTGCTGATCCAAGATTTGCTGCTTTGAGAGGTCTCGCAGCAGGTGGTGGTATAGCACCAGATTTAGGTCTTCCCGAAGGTGAAAAACCAATAGGTGAGTTATTAAGACAATATGAGAATGTAATTCCTGGTGGTGAACGTGGATTCCAAAATCTAACAAATCGTATGGAAGAATTTGGAATTACATCTGCTAGAATAACCCGTGCATCAAGAGATGTTAATAATGGTATTCTAACAATGAGCTTCTCTATGCAAGAAGCTGATGGAGTATTTAGACAGGGTGTTGTTAGAATGGATGATATGGGCAATATTCTTAGAGATACTTCAAGAAGATTTCGTTCATTTGGTGAAGTAGTTGGTTTAAATATCATAAAAGTTATTCAGTGGGCTGCTGCTACTGGAATTGTTTATGGTGCTATGAGAGCTTTATCTCAAGTTACCAGAGAGGTTATTGATATTCAAGCACGTTTAGCACAAGTTAATATTGCTGTTCAAGGTAGTCAAGAACAATTAAATCAAGTATTTGAAGAAGCTATTGAGATAGCTAATCTAACAAGCTCAAGTGTTGCAGGTGTTGTAGAAGGATATGCTTTAGCATACAGAGCCGCTGGTTCAGTTGTTGATCCTACAGAACGTGCAGCAGTTGCAAACAACCTGTTACAAGAATCTATGGTTTTAGCTAAATTGGCAGGTGTAGAGCAGGCGGTTGCTCTAGATACTTTGGTTGGTGCATTACGTCAAACAGGACGAGAATTAGATCAAGGTAGAGAACTATTAGACCAGTGGGTAAAGGTATCACGCACCGCTAATGTATCATTAGATACTCTTGCACAAACATATGCAATTGTTGGTACAACTGCTGAGGGTGTAGGTCTTCAATTAGAAGAATTAAATGCTTTGGCAGCAACACTAGCAGAAGCTACTGGTTTATCAGCTACGGAAACAGGTAATGCTATTCGTGGTATTGTTGCTGGTTTTCAGACAGCCACAGCGGAACAAACATTGGGTAGATTTGGTATTGCTACACGAACTGCTACAGGCGAATTACGTGATTTCTTTGATGTTTATTTGGAAGTTGCTAACTTAGCTAAAAGCGGTATTATTTCACAAAGAGATGTTACAGAAATTGCGAACGCCATTGGTGGTGGTTATAGGCGGGGTGCTCAGGTTCAAACTGCTCTTGAAAATAGTGAACGTGTTCTTCAACTAATTGATGAACAAAGAGACGCTGGCGGAGAGGCGGCAGATGCTCTTGCAATCAAAATGGATACATTAGAATCCGCTATAACACGTCTTGGAAATGCATTTACAGAATTTGCACAGACATTAGGAGAAGATGCAGGTCTTCTAGACTCTATGACACTGATTGTAGATGTAATTACAGCAGTACTTGAACAGATAACTAAATTGGTAGAAATACTCGGAGAGGCTACACCCGCTGTAGCTACATTTGTAGCAGCTTGGGCTGTACTACAAACTGGAGTTGCACAACGAGCTATAGCGAAAGGACCATTTTCAAGTTTAGCTCCAGCATTAGGTATTGGTGGTCCCACATCAGATGAATTATTCCTACAAGCAAGGCTCACGTCAGCGGCAAGTGGTAATAGAGGTGCTTATGCAAGACGACCAACATTATCGCAACAGGGTAGATTTGGTGGTATATTACCATACATTGTGCCAGCAATGCAAGCTTACGGGCAGTTTGCTAGAGGAGCACAAGCTGGAGATGTGACAGGAGGAGCACAACAAGCTGGTGTAACAGTAGTTGGAGCTATAGTTGGCGGATTAATAGGTTCAGCAACAGGTATAGGAACCCCTATAGGAGCTGCTATAGGTTCAACAGCCGCTACAGCGTTTACTGACGCAGTAACTAGTTACGATATGGAAGCTTGGTGGCGAGAAGTATTTACCGATGCAAGAAAAGATGCTGAAAAAGAAGCTACTGAGGGAGAAACACCTCTGGATCAACACTTTGGTATTATTGCCGAAACTCTTTCAGGTCTTTCAGCATGGTTAGGTAGAATTGCAATTGGTGGTTCAGATGAAATAAAACAAGAAGGATTTCTTACTGGTTTAGCACAAGCACGAGTTTCAACACCGGAAGAATATGAAGCAAGAGGTGGCATACCTTTCTTTACTGTATCAAGACTACTACTTCCTGGTCAAAAAGGAAGAGAAGCAGCTCAAGAAATAGTAGATGCTCTTTATGAAGCCGCTAAGGAAGAAGCACAAAGAGCAAAAGAAGAAGGTCTTCTTGAAGACGTTGATTTAAGAATTGATCCTGTAACTAAACAAGCTGTTCAAGGGGCTGTTGAAGAATTTCTAAATGAATCTCTGCAAGAACTCCGTCTTGGTGAAATAAGTCCAGATATATATAGAGAACGTTTAGGACGTTTTGAAGATACAAGTGCCACAGCATTAGGTGCTGGTAGAATATTACAAGCTGGTGAAATTTCTGGATTAGGCACTAGTGTACAAGAACTATTAGGATATTATCTGGAATTAGACGATGCTACCAGAGTTTTTGCTACAACACTTGCAAATGATGTTATCATTGCCCAAGAAGAATATAATCAAGCACTTGCTGAAGGAAGTTCTGCAATAGAATTAGCTGGATTTGCTCAAAGAAGTGCTGCCGCACAACAACGCTTCAGAGATGTACAACCAGCACTTCGAGACAGGGCTTTATTAGCTAGTATAGATAGAAGACCTGTATTTGAAGCTGGAAGACTAAATCAACAGCAAATTGCTCGATTAAATGCTGAGGCTGATAGAGTGCGTGATGAATACGCTCTACGAATGGCAAATGGATCATTAGAGGCTGCTGAAATATTTGTAGAAAGCTTTGGAGATGTAGTTATTGCCGCAGGAGAGGGTATTGGTAGAGATTTTGTAGCTGAATTTGCGGATCAAGAAGTTGGATTTATTACTCAAGCTGCTGAAAACTTGGGTTATGATACACTTTTAGGACCTACACCATCAGGTCAATTCCAAGATTTAAGAGATCAACTAGGTCTTGCTGATCTTCCTGCATTACTACAAAGATATAGTGCGGTTAAAGGAACATTTCAAACTCTACTTCCAGAATATGATGTTCAGGAAGACCCAACATTATTAATTATGAAGGATGGATTTGAAACATTAGATGTTGATTTAACTTTATTAAATTTAGCTATGCAAGATTTAATTGATATAAATGAACAACAGTTAGAAGGTGTATGGAACCTTCCAAGTGGTCAAACAGCATTTGTTGCGTGGAGTTCTCTATTTAGTAGAGATGTTGGTGGAGGGGGAGGAAGTGCCTTTCCATTTTTTGAGGGTACAGGGGATACTACACCAAGCACTGTATCAGGAAGAACTGGTACTTTTACATCTCTTGATCCTATAACACAAGAAATTAATAGAGTTGCAGCACTTATAGATGAAGTTAATACAAGAATTAATAGACCTGGTACAGATCAAGCTACATTTGAACAAGGCGATCAAATTTTAGATGAATTATCAATACGTTTAACTCAATTATTAGAAGAGCGTACAAGATTAGAAGACAGTAGAGCACAAACAGCTATAGATTGGAGAACCGGTGAGCCAATTGCTGGTGGTATACAAGAGCCAGTAACCGCTGAACAAATAACTGAGCAGTTTGTTGAAGCATTTCAATTAGAAAATAGAATTGAATTAAACGCAAATATTAGATTAGTAGTAGACGGCAGAACGTTAGCCAATGTTGTAAAACAATATCTATTTGAAGATTTAGTCAGCGCCACAGATAGAAGTCTTGGTGGTGGTGGCGGATATGTAATCGAGGGCGAATAATATGGCTTCTATTTGGAAATTAAACAATCAAGATATATATGTAGATCAATTTACTCGCAACGCTGAAGGAGAATCAGCAGAATTAAATCCACTTAATTCAACATCCAGCATTCATCATAAAATTTTTGAAGCAGATGATGAAATATCATTTCAGGGAACAGTAATTGGCGAGACTTATGAAGGAAATATTAGAGCTACTTATTTATCAGAAGTTACATTAATTAGTGACTTGGTTCCTAGTGGATTTACTATATATGTGACTAATGTTCAATCTAGAAGAACTCCGTCATTCTCACAATTTGTTGATAGAACACAAGCTGTTACAGCCCCCGTTTATAGAATAACAGTTACTGCTAAGGTGGTTTAATGAAAGAGCTTACTTATAGCATTACAGGTATAGGTGCTGGTGATTTAGAATCATTATTAATAAATGAGGCGTACAACACACCAGTATCCAATGCTGTTATTACCGCATATGATACAACATTAGGGCTGGGAGATACAGTTAGTATTAGTCTTGGTTACGGAGGAAGTAATACTAAAGCATTTCAAGGATATGTAACTAGTTTGGATTGGAGTGTTCCTAAACACACAATTACTATTACATGTGAAGATGTATTAACTAAAGCAGTAAATTATTTTATAGCTTCCGATGATCCAGATAATCCACTAACTTATTCAAACATCGCCTCTGAAGATTATGTAGAAAATATTTTGAATGAGGCTGAGATTACAAATTTTGAAGCAGACGTACCTAATACATTTATATGGGCTACAGATTTACCTGCGGAAGTAAATCTTGTATCTGCTTGGCAGGCGATAGATGAAATGGCTAATATGCTAGCTTGGCATATATACGCTGATAGAAATGGTAAAGTTTGGTTTACTGATAGACGACCTTATATTATGACGGGAGATACTTCATCTCATTCATTTGATGAAACGGCTGGAACAGATGTATTAGCCCTTACATATAGTAAATCAACAGAAGAATTACGAAATAGAGTTGTAGTATATGGTAGAGAAGGAATTCAAGCTACTGCATCACAATCAAGTAGTTATTTATATTCACCTACATATTATAAAACAGCAGTTGTAGCTCATCCATTAATTCAAACACAAAATCAAGCACAACGTACTGCGGATTATAACTTGGAATTATATAATCGTCTAACAGAATTGGTAAGTATGGAGGTTGAAGGGGATGCTTCTATAACAGCGAGAGAAATTGCAACTGTACAAGGAAGCTCCTTTACAACAGTCAGTGGAGAGTGGTTTATTTATGCGGTGAGACATACTTTTGGACAACAAGGTTTCACCACATCCCTAAATTTAGTAAGGTAAGGATATGACAGTTTATAACGACTTCGTAGAAGTAACAATAGATGGAACGGATTTATCTGACTATGTAATTACATATGCCAGAAATGAATCTATATGTGAACCGGGTCAGCTATTCACGCTAACAATGACCAGAAAGAAACCGGACGATTCACTAATAGATATTGAAGTTTCAGACAGTGTTGTAATAAGAGAAAAATATACTGGTGGATTCAATAAAGTATTACAAGGCTTTGTTACAAAAGTTGCTATAGATGCTGAAAAAGCATTGATGACTGTATCTGGTGCAGACAAATATATCATGCTTGCAGATTACTTCATTCCACAAAGAGTGGAAACACATGGAGAAACTGTGGCGTATTGGATAGAATATATTTGTAACCAGGCTGGTTTGAGTGTTCAATTTGATAGTACGCCCTACAACGCTACACAAGGGGCGGGAGAAGCCGAAGGAACCCCCCTTGGTATGCAATCCGCATTAGAAGCGATCAAGACACTTGAACGGAAAGGAACCGTGTATACAAGGTATGATTCTGACGCTGATAAAATAGTTGTCTATAGATTACAAAGCTCACAACCTGAAGTAAACATTAATTCAAGTAACTTGCTTACTATAGATCGAGGAGAGTCAGGAAAAAATACACGGAATGTGGTAAAAGTTTGGGGAGGGTATAGATATGATTGGACTACTGGTGAAGAATTAATGTATTCCGCAACAGCAAGAGCGAATATTCCAGAGTTACCAGTAGATCAAACCGTAGTAGTGGCTAGTAATGAAATAAAGTCATTCACTTTTGCTAATATTGTTGCTCAACGAGTATTAGCAATCAACGCTGATTTGGATGATATAGTAATATCTGAATGTGCTGGATTATATCCAGATGTAAAGATTGGAGATTGGGTTTATATATCTATCGACCAAGGAGAGTTTAGTTATACGAGAGAACGACAAGTTTCAAGTATTGGTATTTCTGTAAATCAGGATGGTGCAAGAACCACATTTACAGCCGGTGAAAAATGTCCTAGAATTTCAGTAAGTCCACCCCCTGTTCCAATCTATGTAACGGATACAAAAAATGGTGTTGGAGTATCATGGAATGCTGGAGATAGTTTTCAGCTTTCAAATACAGGATTGACAACATCAGATCAATTACATGGAAAAAGTATCGCTGTAAATAACTATGGACGACAAATGGTTGTAACTGCTGGTGGATTACATAAGAGATGGAGTGGTTTATCTACTTGGACACAGGTAACAAATCTTCCTGATCCAACGAATGAATCAAATGATCCAAGTCCTTTAGGAATTACCGATTTGGAAATGATAAAAGTCGTTGATGAACCTTTAAAACCATATACATTTCATATGATTGCCTCTGGAGGACACCCTTCGGGATGGTATCGTAGTTATGTATTTACTACACAAGATTATGGTTATACATGGGATACTACTCAGATGTGGGTACCAGCCCTTTCAGGCAGTGTATCAGACCCTTATTATCAAGAACACGCTACAGCCCCATCAGGTAAAGTTTTTGATGTATGGACACATGATATGACGGCTGCGATGAGTAATGAAGTATTTGTTTTGGTATCATCTCCTTATACTCCATTAGTAGAAAAAACTCCATTAACTATATGGTATATGAGAGTTATTAGTAATAATATTTTTAGAGTATATCATCATGATGGAACGACCGAAACTATAGAACATAGTATATCTACGGGTAATTATGCACGATTTATGCAATTATTTACATTACCAACAGATCAGGATAGAGAAATATGTTATATGGCAGGAATGACTACTGATGGAAGTACTTATCCTACTTATGTAGGTTCTCACACATATTTGTCTAGAACTAATGATGGTGGTGATAACTGGTCTGACGTACATGATCAAGCTTTTCTGGATACATCTACAGATGACCCATTAGTAAATTGTGTGGGCTGTGCTTTTGATGAAAGTTCAACATCAAGTTCTATTAGAGTTGTATATTGGCAAATTTCTCAAACATCTACTCAATCATCAAATAACAAGTATCAAGTAAATGCTCGATTTGTAACTAGTGATCCAAATGGAAGTACAAGTTATAACGACACATATCTAGAAATAGAAGTTGACGAACCTACTTTGGAAGGCGATGAAACTTGGGACGGTTTTATTATTAATTATCTAAATGACAGTAGACCAGCAACTAAGTTTAATAGAGGGAATGGATACGCTTTTGGAGGAGTTGGTCTTTATGGAGCAATTTTTGATTCTGTTCCAAGTAGAGTAGGAACTGGATTTTGTGAATCTATATTTAAGTTTGATTTTGGTTCTGAAAGCATAAGTGAGCTTGCATCAGATACTTGGAGAAATACTAGTAGTGCTTCTGCGGCTCCTGGAGTACGAGTAGGACCAGCAGCAAGTTCTTCAAGTGTTTGGGCAATAGGAAATACTGGAACATATACAAATAGTTATTGTTTATGGACTGGTTCTGGACCCGGTTCAGAAGATTTAACTGTTGATTGGTTTTATGATATTGATAGTGCAGATAGCAATGGATTTTTAGGTTATCAGACGGTACTTGATAGTCCTTATGATTATGAATTATATAACACCGGTGGAAGTAATTTAGGAGATACAGGAACTTTTGATTTGTCCAGAGGAACAACCATATATTATAATCCTCCATATATAGCCATGTTTCCTGGGGCAAAAACATATTATGGTGGTGCAAATTCGTCTTATGGAGGAAGTCCAACTGGTTTTGTATATACTACAAATGGACTTAATTTTACTCAACTATGGAGTGGAAATTTTGAAAGCTTAGAAATAGAACTAAGAACATTTGAGGATGAATAATGGCTAGTGTATTATGGCAAACATCAAATTCATTTAGTGATAAATTCATCATTTGGTCAGGCGCTGCAACTCCGTGGAAAACGCATTTATATGCTGATTATCAATATGTTTATATAGCACATGCTCCAGCTATATTAAGATTAAAACATGGAATGGGTAGTGGTGTAAGTATGGAAGCTAGAGAGCTTACAACTATAACACCTGCGGGAAGTTTTGGACCATACGTATTGACACATCATTTGAATGAATGGGGAGATTATTATTATACAGTAGCCTTTGAATCACAAATTATTATAGCATCTGGAGGAAATGTTCATCATAGTTATTATCCAGAAACTACAACAAGTTGGACAGATTATGAACAGGATTTTGGTTGGGCTATAGATGTAGAATTTCCTAATTATTTGGATGATTTGAGAGTGTGTGTAGGAGTAGCAACATCAGGATTTGTAAGAGTTGTACCAGTCTCAACAAGCGGAGTTTTATTAGCTGCATCATATTGGACAGACTGGAGTGCAATGAGAAATGATGCAGTAGTCACAGACTTAGAAGCACGGTGGGTAATATAAAATATGCCAGTTATATTAAATCTTGAAGACAAAATTATAAGCCTCATTAGAAATGAGCGCTACAAGTGGTTTACTACGGGAGTAAACCTTGGTGGCGTTACAGGTGCTAGTGGTGGTACAGGTACTCCTATTGGTGGATTTATTGGTCAATTGGTTCAATCTAAAGTAACCTATGATACTACAGAAGCTGAATCAATGGCTGTACCTATTAGTGGAGCATCGCTGGTTCACAATTTAAACAGAATTAGATATAGACTTGCTCAAGTTGAAGCTGGAAGTGGTATAGATGCTAGTGGTATTTCATATATCAGTATTTGGGATGAATCAATACCACAAGGTAATGTAACTATTCTTGATTTTCAAGGAGCTGGTGTAGAGACTACTGTTTCAGGTAGCGTTGCTACAATCACTGTAACTGCTACAGGTAGTGGTGGAGCTGGACATGATGCTGTTACCGTTGTAGATACTTCAAGTCTAAACCTAGAGCTTACCGGACAAGCACTAAGTGGCTATGTGCTTGATAATAGCCATTCCCATGTTGAAGCTAATATTACTGATCTAGAACACGATGCTGTAAAAATTCAAGGACGTAATGTTTCTTCAGTATCGCCGACACAAGGACAGGCACTTGCATGGAATGCTATATCAACACAATGGGAACCACAAACAGTTTCTGGTGGTGGGCTTGGTGGAACTGGTCTTGCATATTCATTAGTATTTGAAGACCTTACTTCACAGGTACCTGATCCATCAGGTGATTATTGGTTATCACAAATTCTTGTAAGTGGTACTTTACAAATACATAAAAATGGCTTATTACAACAACCTGATAATTATGCAGAGACATCTACAAGCGGTTTTCATACTTACTTTTCATTATCATCTGGCGATGAGCTTATGGCTCAATATTTGGTTACAATTTCTGGTACAACTGAAGGAACAATAACTGTTCAAGAGGATGATGCAGAAGTAGCTAATGATGTAACTATTTTGAATTTTGAAGGGGATGTGAACACTGTAGATGAAGGATCAGGTAAAGTAACTATTATTGTAAGCGGTGGTGGTGGAGCCGGACATGATGCAGTTACTGTAGTTGATACCTCTTCTCTAAATCTTGAATTAACAGATCAAGCTCTAAGTGGGTATGTAATTGAAAGTGGTGTAGATCACGATCAACTTCTCAATTTTGAAGTTAATGAGCACTTTACAGAAGCATCAATTGACCACGTTAATATTCAAAATATAGGTAGCAATACTCACTCTGATATTGACGCTCATATTGCAAGCGGTTATATTCACACCCCATCTGGACACATTCATGATAATAGATACTACACAGAAACAGAAGTAGATTCTCTATTACACAGTGAAGTAACTGTTGTAGATACAACATCTTTGAATCTAGAATTAACAGATCAAGCCTTGAGTGGATATGTAATTCCTTCTGGAATAAGCCATACTGAGATTTCTGATATTGGCTCAAATACTCACGTTCAGATAGACACACATATTGCTGATACAACAATACATTTTGATGAATTAACTGAATTATCAGATGTAGAAGCCACATCTCCTGCGGATGGAGAAGCATTAGCGTGGAGAGCCTCTGCAAATGCTTGGGTTCCTTCCGGTTTGGGTGGAGGAACAGGGCACGATGCCATTACTATAGAAGATACAGCATCTTTGAATTTGGAATTAACAGGACAGGCTTTAAGTGGATATGTGTTAGAAGCAGGAGTAGATCATGACCAACTTCTCAATTTTGAAGCCAGTGAGCACTTCACAGAAGCGAGTATCGACCACACAAATATTCAAAACATTGGCACAAACAGCCATGCTGACATTGATACTCACCTTGCCAGTGGTAGTATACATTTCACCGAGGGAAGTATCAGCCACTTAAATATACAGGATATAGGCACCAACTCACACGCAACAATAGATTCTCATATTGCCGACACAACAATTCATTTCGATGAATTAGGAGAATTATCAGATGTAAGTGTTGCTGGAGCAGTGGGCGGACATGCTCTTGTATATGATGGTGCTGATTGGGTTCCATCAGGTTTGGCAGGTGGTCACGATCCAGTAACTGTAGTTGATACTGCATCATTGAATTTGGAAATTACAGATCAAGCTATAAGTGGTTACGTAATTCCTAGCGGAGTTGACCACGATCAGTTATCAAATACTCATAATCTAACTACAGATATAGATCACGATCAGTTAACTAATTTTACTACTACTGAACACTTTACCGAAGCGTCAATTGACCATACTAATATACAAAATATTGGTTCAAATACTCACACACAACTGGATGCACACGTTGCTAGTGGAAGTATTCATTTTACTGAAGCAAGTATTAGCCATTTAAATATTCAAGATATAGGTACTAATTCACACTCGGCAATAGATTCTCATATCGCTGATACAGCAATTCACTTTGATGAGCTGGGAGAGTTGTCTGATGTTTCTGTAGCTGGCAGTGTGCAAGGTGAGGTTCTAACACATGATGGTATAAATTGGGTTCCATCTGGTGTATCTGGAGCTACTCATACACACGATCATGGTAATTTGACCGGATTATTAGATAATGACCATCCTCAATATGCTCTTTCTGGACACCTTCATGATGATAGGTACTATACAAAGACATTAGCAGATAATACATTTGCTGCTTCCGGTCATTTACATGATGATAGATACTATACCGAAACAGAGATAGATGTATGGAAACACGATGCTATTACTGTTGTAGATACATCAAGTTTAAATTTAGAGCTTACAGGACAAGCATTAAGTGGTTATGTATTAGATAATAGTCACAGTCATACAGAAATTAATATTTCTGATTTAGAGCATGATGCTGTAAAATTACAAGGTAGAGCAATATCTACAGAAGCACCTGATACAAATGATTCTCTTGCTTGGAATGGTTCACAGTGGGCACCTATAGCAATCAGTGGTGGTTCAGGAACCGGTGAAACTCTTATTCTTGAGGATATTACAAACCAAGTACCAGATACAGGTGATGATTTCTGGCTTTCAAATACACTAATCAGTGGTAGCTTACGTGTTTATATAAATGGTTTGATACAACAACCTAATAATTATGCTGAAACTTCTGCAAGTGGGTTCCATACATATTTTTCACCTATAAGTGGTGATGAATTACTTGCAGAGTATCTTGTTCAAGATGTTGTAGGATCAACTGTTGTTGGAACAATTCAAGTAGAAAAAGATGATGCTGTTATACAACAAAGAGTTGCTGTACTTAATTTTGAAGGAAGTGGTGTACAAAGTGTTACAGATGAAGGAAATAACAAAGTTACAGTCAGTATAAGTGGCGGAGGGAGTGGTACATCAGATCATGGCGCTCTTACTGGATTATCTGACGATGACCATACTCAGTATGCACATCTAAGTCAATCAGAATCTATATTAGGACAATGGAATTTTCATAGTAACTTAGAACAGCGTGGATATTATACAGACTCTGCATATACCAAAACTACAATTAGTGGTGGTTTATATCATGTAACTGATTCATTAACTGGGTTTGACTCTACTGCCGTAATACGTGGAAACGTAGTAAATATTCAAGGAAACTCCGGTCAAGAATTAGTGGAACTTGATCCCTCAGAAATTACCTTTAATGATCCTGGCAATGATGTAGATTTCAGAGTTAAAGGTGATACAGACCAAAACTTACTGTTTATAGACGCAGGTACTAATAGAGTAGGTATAGGCACAAACAGTCCACAAGAATTACTTCACGTTGATGGCGATATTCTATCAAGTGGTTCAGCAGTAAAGGTTATTGGAACTAAACCATCTTTTGAATTATATAATGCAGGAGAAACATATTCACACGCTATTGTAGCAAGTGGTTCATATTTAGCGTTTGAAACTCATGGTAATCATTTTGGTGCAGACCAAGGACAAACATCATTAGAAATTAACTCTGCTGATGGACCTCGATTTTTCCGTTACACTGCTGGAGTTGACACTCCACAATCTAGTGCCACCTTTACAACTAAAACAAATAACGCAACTGCTCCAGATGGATTTGGTTCAAAAATGGCATTCAGAGTGGGTGACGAAAATAATACTCTACACTGGCAGGGTGGTTTAGCTTATGCTCAAGATTTTACCAATGATCGTTCAGAAGCTCAATTAATGATTAAATCTGGAGCTACTGATACTTATGCTACTACTAAAGTAATGGAAGCTAATTACGCAGAAGTAGTATTTAATGATATTGCTGATGATCGTGATTTTAGAGTTGAAGCAGTTGGTGAAGCAAACGCTCTATTTGTTCAAGGCTCTGACGGAAGGGTTGGTATAGGAACAAACAGTCTTCCAGCAGAATTAACTATTAATGGTGGAATTAGAGTTAGAAATCCATCATCTACTCGATACAGAATTGATTTACAAACAAGCCTCATACCCGACGCTACTTTTACAGCATATGATGATACTGGAATTACATTTATACCTTTTGCTATAAGTGCATCAGAAATGCGGTTATTTCCGTATAGTATACAAGGAGGAGGAGTAATTTTAGCGTCTGGCTCTGGTCGGGGTTTAGAATTATATAGTACAAGTGTTCCAGGATATCCTAAAACTGTAGTTATAAGCCCACGTGCGGGTGATTCAACTATATTTAATGAAAGTGGTGAAGATATAGATTTTAGAATAGAAGGAACCTCAGATACACAGCTGTTCTATGTAGACGCTGGAAATAATATTGTAAATGTGGAGCAATTCTCTGTTCATGATTATATAGATATAGAAGATCAAACTGAACCAAGTACTCCAAGTACAGGTTATGGTAGAATCTATGTAAATAATGATATACCATACTATAAGGATGATAGTGGAACAAATTATAGTATGGTTGCCAGTGGTGGCACCGGTAGTAGTGGACAAACTGTATTTGATGTTGATAATACTTTTGCTTCTCAGAATAACAGCACTGCTTGGCATGAAATGTATAGTGTTACAATTCCAGCAGGAACATTAGGAGCAAACGATGTTATAAATATAAAGGTATACGCCGGAGAATTGAACAACTCTGGTACTACTAGGACTATGCAGCGTAGATGGAGTATCAACGGTACAGATTATCAAGCAGATAATGATTCTCAAGGAACCAGTGGTGCTACCCGTCCAGACCTCGCAGAAATATGGATTTGGAACAACAATAGTACAAGTGCTCAAAGATATTGGATGAAGTATTCTGATTCTCATAACCAGCTTATACACGGAACTACAGCTATTAATACAGCAACTACCGACCTCACAATAGATTTTGATCAGAGATGGACAAACGCTGATTCAAATCAATATACTTATACGTGGGGCGGAAAAACTTTAATTATAACAGGATAAAATTATGCCTATTCAAGATAATTATTATATGGACACAGAAGAAGAGATAATATACTTGCGTAATATATTCTTGGCTCTAAATGCTTTTACTAGTACTCTGGCTGTAGTCAATCCAGAAAAACAAGCTTTATTAGATGCCATTCAAGACTATATTGATGCTTTGACAGCGTTGGATGCATAATATGACAGATAGAACAAAAATTACTTTAGCTGATATAAAAGCCGGTGGAGAAACTCCAGGTAATGTTTTGACTGTAGAAGATTCCGGTGGAATAACTTCATCTGGAATACACTCAGCAATTACAGTACAGGATACTGCAACTATAAATCTGGAATTAACTGGTCAGGCTTTAAGTGGTTATGTAATTCCTGGAGGAATAAGTCATACAAACCTTGCAGATATAGGTACTAATTCACACGCTACAATAGATAGTCATATTGATAATACTGCTATTCATTTTGATGAGTTAGGTGAATTAAGTGATGTAACTGTTACAGGCGCTAGTCAAGGCGATGTTTTGGCATATGATGGTGCAGACTGGACACCTTCTGGAATAATGATTCATGCAGCCATACCATGTTTTAGTTTCAAAAATGCATCAGAAGTTTCTACAGGAGATGGTGCTGGTTATTTACCAATTCCTGCTGCACTTGACGGTTATGATGTTGTATATGTTCATGCTGAAGTTAAAACAGCAGGTACTACAGGAACAACTGATATCCAAATTCGTAACGAAACTCAATCACAAGATATATTATCTACAAAATTAACGATTGACAGTGGAGAGACTGGTTCAGACACAGCGGCTACTCCTGCCGTTATCAATTTATCAAATGATAATTTAAGTGCTTATGATGTGTTAGCAATTGACGTTGATGCTGTAAGTAGTACTGCTCCCAGAGGTCTTATAGTAACCATAGGTATGAGGAAATAAGCATGGCTCTTACAGATGATTTAATTGCTTGGTGGACATTAGATGAAACTAGTGGAACTAGATATGACTCCCACGGTACACATCATTTAACTGATACTAATACTGTTACTTATAGTAGTAGTGCTAAGTATGGAAATGCAGCAGAGTTTGAATGGACAAATCAAGAAAGTCTCTATAAAGCATGTCCTACTACAGATGAACTAGCTTTTTATAATGAAGATAATTATAGTGTTGTTTCTTGGGTTTATCCAATGGCATCTATAAGTACTGTAGGCGACGATATGAAGTTAGTTGCCAAGTCTTACTATTCTGGGCCTGGAGATAACAAATCACATTGGGGCACATTAATTTTTGATGACAGCGGACATCAAAACGAATTTGGTGCAGAAATTAGAGGCACTACTGACACCACTCAAAAAATATATGCAAGTACATTTGGATCACTTTCATTAAATACTTGGTATTTTTGTTATTTTTATCACGATGCTGGTAATAACCAATTAGGTGTGTCCGTAAATAATGGAACAGTTGACACTCAATCATGGTCTAATGGTACTTATAATGCAGAAGATGGTCAATTTAATTTGGGTATAGCGAATAATTTTGATCCTATTGAACCTTATGATGGTAGAATGGATGAAACGGCTATTTGGGGAAGAGTTCTTACTTCTTCTGAAGTTACTGAATTATATAATAGTGGTTCTGGACTAACTTATGAAGATATAGCTGAAGAAGATGGTCCTATTTGGATAATGTCAACAAATGGTTGGTGGGATAAATTAAATGGTATATTACAACCAAAACAAGATATATTAGTTTCAAAATTAGCGGGAATATAATATGACTAATACTAAAATTACTATCGCTGATATAAGAAATACCACTGGACAATCTGGGCTTTCTATTACCACTGATGGTCTAGGTGGTTTTGAACTAACTTTAATTAGTGGTGGTGCGTCATCATATTTAGATAATTTACTTGATGTTACAGTATTAACACCTGCTGGCGGGGATGTTTTATACTACGATAGTGGGCAGTGGATAAACCAACCATCAGATATATTTGCTGCTTCAGGTCACTTACATGATAGTAGATATACTTTAATTGGTCACACACATACAGAAAGTGATATAACTGATCTTGAACATGACGCAATAAAGATTCAAGGCAGGGATGTAGCTACTACAGCACCCTCTGATGGACAATCAATAGCATGGAATGATTCATTGACACAATGGGAGCCCACAACAATTTCTGGAGGATCGGGCTCGATCACCATTCAGGAAGATGATTCTGGAACTGCTTCTAATGTAACAACCTTAAATTTTGAAGGAGGGGTTACTACATTAGATGAAGGTGGAGGAAAAGTCACCATTACTGTAAGTGGAGGAACCTTAGCAAGTGGTATTTCTGTATTAAAGAATGGCGGTTCCGATATTACAGATATAACAACGCTAAACTTTATTGGAAGCTCAGTATCAATCGCCGATGGTGGTAGCGGACAAGCAGATATTACAATTAGTGGAGGAACAGGAGGACCCGGAGTAGCTGATTTTACAGTTTGGTTTCCTGATGCTCCTCCTGCATCTGGATATTCTTATTTAGGAACAGATGATGACGAATTTGATGATTCATCATTTGATACTGGTATATGGTCTGAATTTGATGTAGCAGGAACTCAAACAGTGGGTGAAGATGAGTTTGGTGTTTATATGACTACAACAAGCATAAACCATATACAAGGAATTTATCAACCTGTTCCAAGTGGAATAACAAACTGGAGTTTTACAACATACGTAGGTCCTCATTGGGATAGAGATAATCAACATAGATCGGGAATTTTACTAATAGAGGACACCGGAAATCTTTCTACGAGCGATGTATGGCTTTGGGCACATTACAGAGGTGGTGCTGGTTATGGCTGGCAGGGTATTTATCATACTGATTATGATAGTTGGAGCGTAGATGACCACAATGCTGCAAACGATAATAAACCATCTGCAATGTATTTGAGATTTAGAAGAGATGGAACCAACTGGTATTTCGATTATTCTGAGGACGGAAAATCTTGGGTATCTAATCAATATGAAAGAGTTAAAAGATGGAATGTTACAGGCATTGGTCTAGGACATAAGTTTGATAATACTAACATGACCGCTAGATTCCCGTTTGCTAGATTTAGAAATGACAGTGCTAAAGATCAACTATTGTATGGTGATAGAATTAATATGTGGAGAAGTTCATAACTAAGGAGAAAATAATGTATCCTAAATTAATTGATGTATCTCATTGGCAGGATGATATGAATTGGTCCAAAACTGCCACATCAGATGCAAAAGGTGCTATAATAAGGGCAGGAAGTATAAATTATGTAACTGGTATTCCTTATACTGATTATAAATTTGAAGTTAATGCGACAGAAGCACCAAACCATCTAGATATAATTGGACATTACTGGTTTTGGAGAGCTAATCAAGACCCTATTAAACAGGCTGATTACTTTTCAAATCTAATTGAATATAAATTTCGCAATCTACCACCAGTAGCAGATATTGAAGCATCAAACAATATTGACAAAGTATTACTGACAAGTAGATTGAAGAAATTTTTAGATAGAATAGAATATAATCTAGGTGTAAAACCACTAATATACACCAGAGCATCCTTCTGGAATATTGCTACAACAAAGCCGTCATGGGCACTGGCATATGATTTATGGTGTGCCAGATATAAAGCAAGTCTTACAAGTCCTTGGAGCGACGGATTTTTCAAGTGCTATCCTTGGGCTAATAATCTTGATAATTGGGTTTTGTGGCAATACTCCGCTGATGGAAATGGTCTTGGTAATACATATGGTGCATCTAGCAATGATATAGACCTTAACTACTTTAATGGTACAGAAGAACAATTACGACAATACGCAGAGTTAGAGCCACTTCCTACTCCAGAAACTGTCGAAATAGATAGAGAAGTTGCTTTGGCTATGTATGAGGAATTAAAGAGGGTCTTTGGAGAATAAATATGACTAGCGATGGAGCGAAAATTAGTTTGGATAATATGGACGTATTTATAGAGCAGGCAAAAGAAATGCTCGAAAAGGGGGAGGACCTCAGTCCTCAAATGGCAAGACAGCTTCAGCTTACCATTTCAATTCTAAATCATGAAACAAATAAAAGTATTTATGACGAAGTGAAAAAAGTAAATGGTAGACTAAAAAAAGTTGAAGAGGCGGTAGAAGAATCAGAAAAACACCCGTCTTTACTATGGTTACTACACAATAAAACTAAAACCACAATCTCTATAATATTTGTAGTATTTATGTTTTTATCAAGTATTTATATATCAGGAATTAGAGACGTAATATTTACATGGCTGGGCCTGCCGCCATTAATCCCTTGACAAATTAGCTGAAATATGCTATAATATGATCAGGAGGAGGAAGGAATGGATGAAAATCGAGGTTGTGCAACACCACAATTTGGCTATATCATCATACTTGCAATAGTGGCAATACTATCTCTATTGCTGGGTGTTGGTATAGCTTTTTTGTTCTTGGGAGGAATTTTATGATTAGTGGATGGTGGGGACGAGATGAAAATCATGTTGGTACAATTCATAATAAATATGGTCAAGAATTAAGAATATATTATAGAAGTAGATTTCCAGATGATGAAACCTATGCTTTAATAAGTGTAGAAAACGATGAACCAAGAATAGTTGCTTTTTTGTGGTTAGGTGAAATGATTGATCCTTTTTCTGAACAGGCAAAATATTTTTGGGATCAGGAGGATTGATATGGAAGAGCCTACGATTGAAACCTTATGGGAATTACAAAAGGGTGATATGTTTGTAGAGGTAGTTAACGGGGCTAATGGTATTTATTTTGCCATTAGAAAAAACGGAACAGGGGTATGTTTGTCTTTAGAAGAAGCATCATATCTGAGAACACTAATTTTAAGAGCACTGGAGGCTGGTGAAAAATGACCCAGATCAAATCTAAGCCATTTTTAAGGGAGGAAGTACCATTCTCTCCTGATGTGGTTAAAACAGCCGTAGCGATGGCCCAGCAAGCCAGACGCAGAGCCTACGCTCGCTACAGCAACTATAATGTTGGATGTGCAGTTTATGCTCAAAATGCAGATGGTTTATGGGCATATTTTAGTGGTTGTAATATAGAAAATGCTTCTTATGGACTTACAATTTGTGCGGAAAGGGTAGCTATATTCAAAGCTGTGTCAGAAGGCTTTACAAATATTGGTATGATGGCAATTGCTACAAAGAATGCTGGGATGTCTTGTGGAGCCTGTAGACAGGTTGAATATGAATTCAATCCTAATATGTATATTATATGTGTGGGTGAGCGTGGTGGTGATGTTATGGACTATAAATTAGGTAATGAATTACCTAATGCGTTTGGACCACATCATTTGGAGAAAGAATGATAAATATAATCAAAGATTTTTTATGTGAATGCAGATGTTATCATTGTATTTATACTTTATTTAATTTGATTTGGCTTACAGTTATTATCTATGTAATTAAAAAATGGGAGAAAAAATGAATTTTATACCTTTATATGTAAAATGTCCTGCATGTAATGGATTACGTGTAATTTACATATATGATACAAATAGAAATTGGAATACTACAGGAAATATATCTCCACGAACAGAAGTATGTAAAAGATGTAATGGTGTGGGCTATATTCCAAGTGATTACGCTATTCCTGCTCAGGAACCTAAGGCTGTAATAAAGTGGAAGGACCCTAATAATACATGGGAAAACTTTGAAAGTGAGCCAGAATAATGATAATCTTTCGATGTGAAGGATGTAATGGAGAAAAGGGTTGGTATGAGTTTTATGATCTAGATTATGAACCTAGAATATGGCAGGAATGTCCAGTATGTAAAGGCACAGGAGATTTTGGATTTTGGAATTGGTTCTGGTGCAAAATGCCAGTATGGTTTGTAGAGAGGTATTCGGAATGGAGATGGAACAATGAAAGACGAAGAAAGACATCCAAAGGGTAAGGGTTGTTGGTATAAGATACATATTCGAGAATGTGTTCTGTGCATGAAAACAGACGAATGGCGTGAACGCATGTGGACACCCAAACCGAATAATCCTGCTGATAGATATGATTATAAACAATTTGCTTGCTGGTCACACTTTCTATAAATTGGACGGGCAGGGTTAAAAAATACTATCCGCTGGGGAAAAAACGAGAAAAACGGACGTGGAGTGAAGGACGG